TATCAGGACCGCGCACCGCTCAGCCGGCCGGCGCGTCGGGCGCTGCGCGTCCGAGAAGGGAGCACACAGTGACGACGACCCGATCGATGAGCTGGCTGAAGGACTCGGCGACGTTCATCGCGGCGGACAAGTTGGCGGTGGCGGCCCAGCGGTTCAAGCGTTTCTTGGAGCCGTCGGCCGCGGCCCGGTTGACCGGCGGCGTTCACTGGGCCGGCACCGTGTCGAGTCGCGACGAAGCGCTCCCCTGGAAAGATGCTGACGGCTCGGTCGGGCGCGGCGTGATCGGCCTCGTCGAGATCGCCGGCGCCGACGAGCGAGAGTTCCTCTGCTGGATCGGACGATGACGAAGCGAGCGAACGAGCGGGACGCGCTGCACGAACTCCTGCGGGCCGCCCAGCCCTACTCGGACCGGCACCTGGCGACGATCTGTCGGGCACGCGGGGACCAAGTCGAGGCGCGCCGATGGAGAGGGAAGCAGATGCGGCGAGTGGTGCACGTCTGCGCCTGCGGCGTTCGGCACTACGGACGCGCCACGACCAAGCCGACGACGCGGCGCACGATGTGCTGCACGGTCTGCGGCTGCGGGCGCGTGGTCCCGCAGCTCGGCACGCAACGAAAGGGGAAGTGATGTCGCCAACGCCAACACGCGCCGTGCAGACGGCGGTGGAAAAGTTACTCGCAGCGCAGGACCGATGGCATCACGGCACCGGGCCGATGTTGCAAGAGAACGAAGCGACCAGAATCCTGATCGCCGCTGTCGCCCAGGCGCGGAGGGAGGGCTACTCCAAAGGGCGGCGGGCGGCGCTGAAACAAAAGGGGGGCTGATGGCGATCGCCTACGTCCTCCTCGCCATCGCCGCGGTAGGCTGTTGCCTTGCGTTCGCCAACTGGATCGCCTGGCTGTTCTGCGGCAAGCCGCAGGTCGGCAATCAACGAAAGGGGGAACCGATGGCCGTCGCACACTGTCACTATTGTTCCTGGACCTGGAGCTGGATCCCGCCGGGTCTCGACACGGTCGTCGAGGAGGCGCACTTCCTGCGCAGCCTCCTCATCGATCACGTCGAGCAAGAACATCCCGGCAAGCGACACGACCGGGACTTCACGGGGATGCCCGTCCTGCCGAGGCGGCCAGAAGAAAACGCTGGCGGCTGACCGGTGGGACGTTTATCATAGGAACCATGCCGACTCCCCACGCGACCCGAAAACGGAAGACCGCAGCGCAGCCGCTCGGGCGACGGAGCCCGTTCCGCTCGAAGAGGCCGAAGGTCGTGCGCTCCTTCAGCGTGACGCGCGAATGTTCTGATCAGGTCGGCGCGCTGGTCAAGCGCGGGAAGTCGACGAACGTGTCCGTCTGGTTCGAGGACATCGTCTGGAAGTTGTCGCGTCGGAAGCGGCCGTTGTAGGTGGGACCGAAATGCTCGGGACCGGCGGACCTTATGCCGGCGACCGTCGGCCCGAGCGTTCGGAACGGAATGGCATCCCCCACACTACAGGGCTCTCGTTAATTCTGCAAGCGCCGGCGCCATGAGGAGAGCGCCATGCCCGCCAAGCGCAAGGCCCCGGAGAAGCGATCCCATCGCCCGAAGAAACCGACCACGCGTCCACGCGGGCCGGCGCCGACGCCGCCACCAGGTCCGAAGCGGCGCCCGCGCCGCCTGGTCCAGGTGCCGGAAAGCCTCATAATCCGTGCGCCGGTCGGGCTGCTCCCGCCGGCACCCAGTGACGTCACCGCGAACCTGCCCGCGGCCGGCGCGCTCATGCTCCCCGAGCAGCCGATCATCGCGCTCACGGGCCTCTCGCAGCTCGACACGACGGCCAAAGAACGGAAGGCGCTGATGGCCGACTTCCCGCCCGACCAGGTCGACATCAAGCCGACCGGCGAGTGCTACGTCGCGCACATTCATCTCCGCCGGCAACTGAGCGTCGTCCTCGGGCCGGGCGCCTGGGGGATGCAGCCGATGGGCAAGCCGACCGTGCACGAGGGACAGTGGATGGTCATGGCCTGGGCGCTCTTCATCCGTGGGAAGGCCGTGAGCTGGACCTGGGGCGGCGCGCGCTACCAGGCGAACAACCCGCGGGCCTCGTGGTCCGATGCGCTGGAGACGACGAAGAGCGACGCGCTCGCGCGGCTCTGCAAGGACATCCCGATGGCGGGCCAGTGCTGGGACCGCCGGCACAACGATCGCTTCAAGCGCGAGCAGTGTGTCCTCGTCTACGACAATACGAACGACGGCACGAAGCTCCACTGGCGCACGCTCGACCGCGAGCCGTTCCTGGGCGAGCAGGGGATCCATCCCGACAGTCCGAACGCCGACAAGTATCAAGGCCGCCAGGCGCCGCCGGCGGGAGGCGGGACCACACCGCCGGCGGGAAGCGGGGCGGCGCCGCGGGCGGGCTCGACCAGCGCGACGGGCGCACGCCTGATCTCGGACCTCCAGGTCAAGCGGCTCCTGAAGATCGCCAACAGCATCGGCTGGAAGAAGCACGAGCTGCTCCGGTTCCTGCGTGAGGACTGCAAGCTGAAGCCGGCCGAAGGGAAGGCCGACGACCTCTGGCATCTCTGCGCCGCCATCACGCGCAGCCGCTACGACCAGATCATCAATGACATCCAGACGGCTACCGCGTAACCGGTGGAGCTTCAACGCCTCGTTGCACACCTACTCGTTCGATGGCGCGATCGTGCCGAGCGTCACGGACATCTGCGACGAGATCCCGATTGCCTACGGCGAGCGGGCCAGCGCACGCGGCCAGGCCATTCACCACGCCACGCTCGCGCTCGACCTCGACGCCTATCATCCGGACGACTACCCGGCGTTCGTCGACCCGCACATCGTCGTCTACAAGCAATTCCTCGCGACGCACCGGTGTCGCTGGACGCGCCTGGAACAACCGCGGGTCTCGCCGGCCGGCTTCGGGGGAACCGCGGATCGCCTCGGGCTCATCGACCGGCTCGAAAAGGTCCTGGACATCAAGAGCGGCGTCTTCGCGAAGTGGCACGCGTGGCAGACGGCCGGCTACGATCTGCTGCACGACGATCTCCCCCCTCGCGTCCGCGGGCGCGTCGCGCTCTACCTGAGCCCGACGCGCTATCGCTACCTGACCCACTCGAACCGACGAGACTATGCGGAGTTCATCGACCGCGCGCGCGCGCGGGGCGTGCGGCTCTGATGTCAGCATGCGGGACGTGGTAACATCGTATGAAGAACAGGAGGAACGGAATGGCAAAGACGAAAGAGCAGACGGCAAAGAAGAAACCGCAGAAGGAAGAGACGCGGATGGTGGTGCTCGCGGCGCCGGCCGGCATCACCGACTTGAACCCCTACGGGCACGGGGCGGCTGACCGGCTGGTCGTGACGACGTCGAATCACGACACGATCGGCCAGACGCGCCGCTGGGTCATCGCGCGGCTGAAGCACTGGCGCGTGCTGTTCAAGGAGATGCGCCAACCGATCATCGATGCCGAGAAGGCGCACCGCACGATCGAACGCGAGAAGCTCGAAGCGGCCGACTACTTCGTCTCGCACGTCGGCCAGAAGCTGCTCGATTGGGAGCTGGAGGAGGACCGTCTCGCCGAGGAACGTCAGAAGGAAGCCGATGCCGAAGTGGAACGTCAGGCGGAAGCCGACCGCGCCGCCCAGGTCGAGGAGATGCGTCGCACGGCCGAGGCCGCGAAGACGAAGACCGAACAGAAGCGCATCGAGCGCCAGGCGAAGGCTGTCGAGAAGGCTCCGCTGGAGGTCGCCGGCGCGGCGCCGGTCGGCTCAACCTACCGGCGCATCCCCGGCACGGCGCGGCGCGCACCCTGGACCGGGCACGTCGATCATGTCGGGCAAGTGCTGAAGCTCCTCGCCGAGGGCAAGCTCCCGTCGACGATGATCGAGTTCAAGCAGATCGAGCTGAACAAGCTCGCGTCGCAGCATCAGGAACGCCTCGCGACGGTGTTCCCTGGGCTGGTCGCGGTCTGCGATAAAAAGCTGGCGGGCTGAGCCCGCGAGGTGTAGAGTCGGCGTCCCAGGTAGCACCCCGGCAACCTCGTCGCTCGTCGGAGGGTCGTTGTCTTCGCTGCGTTCGCCTCGACGGTTGCACTCCGACATCGGGCCTTACGCCATCGTGCCGCGCTGGCTTATGCTGCGCGCGTCGATGGCCGCAACCGCCGTCTATGCGAACCTCGCCGACCACGCTGGACGTGACACGCCGAGCTTCCCCGGTCGCAAGAAACTTGCCGAACGGATGCGTATCTCGACGGCAACCGTCGACCGCGCCCTGCTCGAACTCCAGCGCCTCCAGGCAATCACGATCCGTGAACGGCGCCGGCAAGATGGCAGCCGGACCACGAACGAGTATTTCCTCCGACAACGGGACCCCTACTCACCGGTGCAGACACCCCTACCCACGGGTGAGGAGGGGGCCTCATCACCCGTGGAGAGGGGGGTGGTCACCCGTGAGAAGGGGGCCTCATCACCCGCGATGAGGCATGAAGAAGATCTCTCTCTTACGAGAGAGAAGGTACGCGCTGGGCGCGTAGCGGCGCCCGAGTTCCTGGCCCAGCTCTGGAACGACGGCGCCGGCGGAAAGGTGCAGCCGATCCAGGAGCTGACGCCGACCCGGAAGAAGCTCGCGGCCCGCGCCTGGCAGCTTCATCCCGAGGCGGACTGGTGGCGATCGGTGATCGCTCGCGCCTACCGCTCGCGGTTTCTGCGCGGCGCGAAGGGCTGGGCGATGACGTTCAACTGGCTGCTCTCGAAGGACAACGCGGTCCAGATCCTCGAAGGCGTGCACGATAACAAGCGGGGCGACTTCCCGCAGGCCGAGGAGCGCGCGCTTGCGGTGATCGAGAGAACGCGCGGCCAGTGTCGGCACGTCCCGGCGTGCGGGGACGAGGACGAGCACTTCGATCGGCTCGTCGACGGCGTCCTCGGCATCGAGAGATGAGAACGGGCTGGACGATGGCGCTACTTCGTATTAGGATATTCCGCGGAGGCCCTTGATGCCGCGAGCAGGATCGGCGGGACGACGCTATAGCAATTACACGCCGGCGGAGCGCCGCGAGCGTCTCCGAAAGCTGCAAGGCTATATTCGCCGCGCTCGCACGCTGCCGGACGCGAAGCGTCTCGCCACGGGAGAAGGCTATCAAGCCAACACCTCCGCGTGGCTGACTGCCTTCGCGCATTTGCTTCGTGACGGATGGAGGCCGAAGGAATGAGCGACCTCGCCGATCGCTTCCTGCTCCAGATCATCACGATCGGGCTGCCGAAGCCCGAAGCGGAATACCACTTCGCGCCGCACGTCGACGGCCGGCCGGCGCGGATGTGGCGCTTCGACTTCGCGTGGCCCGATGCGCTCGTGGCCGTCGAGATCCAGGGCGGGACGTGGGTCGCCAAGGGCAGCGCGGGCTATCACGGGTCGGGCCGCGGCATCGAACAGGACGCGGAGAAGCTGAACGCGGCGGTCGCGATCGGCTGGCGCGTCGCGCTGGTGACGAGCCCGATGGTGTCGAGCGGCGACGGCCTGCGCATCCTCCGGATCTTGCTGGGCAAGCTGGAGCCCGGCGTGCTGTTTCAATCACCAGAGAGACGCGACTAGATGCCAGAACCGATCGCGTTCGGGAAGTGGGACCTGCACGAGACGTCACTCGACGCGCGCGAGGATCCGACGCTCGATGACTTTGGGACGCTGATCACCTATCTGCGCGGCCACAAGCGGTCGATCGAATGGTGGATTGGCGACGCCGTCAACTACGGCGAGCACAACTGGTCGGAAGAAGCGGCGCAGGTCCTGCACGGTGACGCGCGGGAGATGACCGCCTGGAGTGTGTCGACGCTCCGGGTGAATCAGTGGGTCTGCGAGCGCGTCACGCCCGAGACCCGCCGCGCGGATCTCTCGTTCGGGCACCACCAGGTCGTCGCGGCGCTCGACACGCGGTCGCAGCGGACCTGGCTCGCGCGGGCGGTCCAGGGCGACGACGGCGTGCCCTGGAGTGTTAGACGTCTAACAGCCGAGATGCACCAGGAGGAACGCGGCGGACCGGCGGCGACCTTCTACGTGATCGTGCAGTGCAAGAGCGCGGCGGATCAGGAGAGGTTCCTCGAACGCATGCAGGGCGAGGGCCGCATCGCGAAGCCGGTGACGAAGGGGAGGGGGAAGGCATGGCACGAAGAACAATCTCGAACCGCTCAAAAGCGCGCGCGCAAGGGCACCCGGAAGAGGGCCGCCGCTCGGGCATCGACTACTCGGGCTTCGCGCTCCCGAAAACGGGCCGCGCGAAAAAGCCCGGTCCGGCGATCGACTACACGACGGGCCTCGGGTGCCCGAAAGGCCGCAGCCGCAAAGACGAGAGGAAAGCAGAAGCGAAAGGGGACACGCAAACGCGGAAGAAGGTCCGCCTCGAAGTGATCCGACTCGACGGCAACCGATCGCGCTTCTCGGGCGCGCCGCTCGGGCCGCTGACGTGTCACGTGCACGAGATCCCGTCGCGTGCGCTCGGCGGCGACCCGCTCGACCCGGCGTGCTGCATCGCGCTGACGCCGAGGGAGCATCCCTACTTCACGCGCCACTACATCGAGGCGGTCCTCACGGACAAGCGGCGCGGGACGCGCGGACCGATCCGGTTCCTGCTGACACCGCGCGGTCACGAGCTGCTCGCGTCGACTGACAGCCGGCGCGCCAAGCAGCGCGAGACGTTCCGGCGGATCTGGGAGGGGAGGCACTGATGGGAGATCGAGTGGACGAAAGCGACCGCGCCTGCGGGTGTTGCGGCGGCACCGGGCCGCTCTACATGCACGGGCTGTGTCATCCGGAAGCGAAGACCTGGGCGGTCCTGCACACGAACGGGGACCTGGAGATCCAGTGCGCGGAATGCGAGACCGAGATCATCAGGTTCCCGAAGGTCGCGGAGCCGGCGAAGCCTGGCGTCGCGGCCGGCGACCGGCGCGTGCTTCCGCGGGAGAGCTGATGGATAGGAAACAGATGGACATCCTGGACGAGGTCGCGGCCGAGCGCAACCGCCAGGACGCGGAGTGGGGCGCGCCGGCGATCGCGATCCGCACAGCCGAGACGGGCTACCGAATCCTCGGCGAAGAGGTCGGCGAAGTCGCCAAGGCGATCAACGAACGCCGGCGCTCCGGCGTGCGTCTCGAACTGACCCACGTCGCGGCCGTCGCGGTGGCGATGATCGAGGCGCTCGATCGCGGATCCCCGCTGGTCTCTGGGTCGCTTGGAGGAACTAAATAACATGCGCGGCACGATTCGACTCTTGAAGAACGGCTACGGGTTCATCCACGGCGCCGACGGGACCGACTACTTCTTCCACCGGACGGGCCTGGAGATGACGACCTGGAAGTTCGAGGACTTGAAGACGGCCACCGAGGTCGTGTTCACGGCGATCCAGGCGCCGAAGGGTCCGCGTGCCATCGAGGTCCGTGTCGTCGAACAGGGGGAGACCGCGGCGCCGGAGGGACGACGTGATGGCTGATGACGTCATGGAAGTTATCTGCGGGACCTGCCGCTATTTCGACAGGCTGAAAGACGGAGATCGTGGCCTGTGTCGAATCGCGCCGCCGCAAGGCGTAGATTGCGAGAGGGCTTGGGTGGGAGCGTGGCCGCTGGTGTCTCCCGACGACTGGTGCGGGCAAGGGGTGAAGACCGTAGTCGATGGCCGCTAGGGGGAAGCACTATCAGCGGGTGGCCGTGAAGCGCCACGATCAGATGAAGCCGGAACAGTGGGCACGTCGTCAGCGGCGGCGCTCGAAGGCTCAGCTTCGAGAGATTCACGAACGCCGGAAACTCGGGGCACGGGACGAACCGGAGGAGTAGATGCCGAAAGTTGTGACGAGCGAGGAACGACTGAACAGCATCGGCCGCAAGATCGGGACGCTCATCGGGAAGGACCTGCCGCCCGACATCGGCTTCGGGCTGTTCCTGTTCAACTACGGCGACAAGGAGACGGGCGACTGCGGCTTCATGGCCTGGATCTCGAACGCGTCACGAGAGACGATGATCCCGGCGCTGAAGGAATGGATCGCGGAGGCCGAGGGCCGGCTCGTGGCGCCACCGAAAGGGAAGCAGTGACGATCGAACGCCGAGAACCCTACTGCTGGGTGACCTGGTTGACGCGGCTGCTCTCGGGCGATGCCGTCTGCCGATGGGCGCCCTGGTTCCGCACGCACTTCCAGGGCTACGTGAAGGCGCCGAGCACGTTCAACCTTGTGAAGTGGAAGGGCGAGCATGCGGACGTCGTCCAGGCCGTCGCCGACGATCTCGAAGACCACCAGGGCTGGCTGGTTCAGCGCGAGAGCCAGAACAAGTTCCGGATGCAGGGCGAGCACGGGGTGCTGAGCGGACAGCCGGATCTCGTCGCGGCCAAGCCGGGCCGCGTCCGGGTCATCGACGTGAAGACCGGCAAGCCGCGCGACAGCGACCAGTGGCAGGTCGAGATCTATCTCGCGGTGCTGCCCTACACGCGACCCGAGGTGCGCGCCATCGATGAGTTCATGGGCGAGGTCTACTATCTGAAGCCCGACGACAAGGGGCGCGTCGATCTAAAGAACGCGACCATCGTGCCGGTGCCTGCCGACGAGTCGATGATCGCGCGCGTCTGGCGCGAGGCGCAGAGCGCGACGGATGATGACGAGCCGCCGAAGACGCCGAGCCCGAACGAGTGCTCGTGGTGCGACATCCAGGAGTGCCCGGCTCGGATGGCCGACGAGAAACAGGACGACGTCGTCAGCGCAGAAGGAGCATTCTGATGGGGAAGCCACATCGAACCGGGTCGGGCCTGGCGGTGCGGCCGAGGCGGTGGCGAAGTAGAACCAAGGAGGAGCTGATGGACGATGTGAGAGAGACACGCAAACGGCTGGAGGCGGTCCGCGACCGAGCGATCGAAGGACGCGCCGGCAGCGCAGAGATCAGGGACGTCGCCGAGGCGCTGCTCGCGCTGCTCGACAAGGTCGCGCCGGAGAAGAAGGCCGCGGCGAAGAAGAAGAAGGCCGCGAAGAAAACGGCCGGCCACCGCACGGTGCACTGAGGCGGATGTCGCACACTCGCGTTCGGCGTGGTCGTCGTGCTGCGGCCCTGGTGCGCGCGATGACCGACGCGGTCCGGGAAGTCGGCGCGAAGGCCGTCGACGCGGCGCGTTCGGCCGAGGAGTTCGGGACGGCGCTGACGAACGTGAGAGCCGGCGACCCGTATGGGCCGATGCCGACGTTGCGCTACTGGCATCGGGCGACGTGCCAGCCGTGTCAGAACGTGGGCGACTTCGGCTACGACCCGATCCGCGAGGAGTATACCTGCCCGTCGTGCGGCGTGGTCGTGACGGGCGAGACGCTGCACAACTGGGAGCGAGACCATCGCCCGCGCCAGGAGCCAGGGAGCCGGGGACCTGGGATCGTCACGGCAGTTGGAGAACGAGGCGACGGGTGGGACGCGCGCGCTCGGCTGGACGCCGGCGGTGTCCTGCTGATCAGGTGCCCGCGGTGCTTCCATCGCCAGATGCGGCGAGAGGAGAACGGGCACCATCTCTGCCTGAGCTGCTCTGCGACCTTCACGCCGCAGCAAGCCGAGGAAGCGCTGATGGAATCGTCGCGGAACTTTACCTCCGAGATGCCGCGCTACTACGGCGGCGCGGAGATCCTGACGCACCTGAGCGAGCCCGTTCGGGCGTTCGAGGCGAGAGATAAAGAACGAGGTCGACCGAAGGACCTGCGGACGCGCCGGCTGCGCGTCAAAGGAGAAACGTGATGGGAACAGCAGCAGAGGAACGCGCCGGCAAGGGATGCCTGGGGCGCGCGGCGGATGACGAGCCGGTGTTCGTGCTCGTGGCACACGACCAGGTCGCGGCCGAGACGGTCCGCGACTGGGCCGGGCGCGCTCAACGGGCTGGGGTGCGAGACGAGAAGATCAAGGCGGCGATGGAACACGCGAACACGATGGATGCCTGGCGGCTCGCGAACGGAGGCGGGAAGACTCCCGACTGATGGACCGCCTGACGTTCAGCCAGACGCCGCCGACCGAGCCGGGGCTCTACTGGTTCACCCAGATCGGCAGCTCTCGCGTCTACCACTGCGACGTCTGGCGACAAGAGCGGGGCCTCACCTACGGCGGGAAGCTGGTCGCCATGAGTTCGGACAGCCCACCGAAGCCGGTCGAGCGGTTCAGACGCTGGTGGGCCGGGCCACTCCCGCCGGTGGCCGCGAGAAGGGCGCTAGGGCTGGGCAGGCGGCCCAAGGTGCGCGTCCCGACCCCGTCCGCGTCTCCCAGGGCCTCCGGGCAGGGCGGGGGCGCGTAGACGGGCAGTCTGCACCGACCATGATGAGCCAGCTTCGCACCGCCGCGGTCGTGTGGGCCTGCGACTGGGTCGCGCTCCCGCTGCTCACCACCGCCGCTTACGTCATATTCGCGCTGTCGTGGTGCGTCGGGATCGACCGGCACCCGGTGATGCGCGAGGCGTGGTTCAGGCTGATGCGGCAGCTCGACGAGACGCACCACGGTCTGCGCCATCGGCGAGGCAGGCGCTAGATGCGGACGGACTTCGAGGGCGGCTGGGGGCTGGACATCGACGAGGCGGGGCAGCTCTACCTGGCGATGGGCGAGGAGCGCCAGCGGATCATCCCCGTCCAGGTCAACGTCCAGACCTCGGTGTCTAAGGAGGACGGTCTGATGTCACGCACGATCGAGATGACGTTCCACGCGACCGGCGCACCGGAACCGCGGCCGTCGGACGTGCTGAACACGCTCACCATCCCGGACGCCGGCACGCGACGGCTTCGAGTGCAGACGTGAACGCCGCCGCCTGGGAGAAGAAGGTCTGCGACTGCCCCAGGAAAGGCCGGCTCGTGCTCACGAAGGAGATCCTGACGACCGGACCCGATACGAGCTGGCGCGAGCAGCCGATCGTCACCGGGTGTTTCCGGTGTGGGCGGTGTGGGCAGAACTGGCTCTTCAGCCGGAAGCCGACCGACGAGGAGCGCCCGCGCTGTCTGAAGGCGCTACGGAAACGTCAGGCGCAGATCGAGGCGCAACCGTGACCAGGAAGCGGACCCCGACGAAGCTCAGCCACCTGACCGCCGACCCGAAGAACGCGCGCCGCCACACGCCGCGCAACGTCGGGACGATCGTTAGCTCGTTGAAGGCTGTCGGCGCGGCGCGGTCGATCGTAATCGACGAACGAGGCCGCGTGCTCGCAGGGAACGCGACGGTCGAAGCCGCGGCCAAGGCCGGCGTTCTGCGCGTCAAGGTCGTCGACGCTACCGGGGAAGAACTCGTCGCCGTGCGGCGCACGGGCCTGACCCGATCCCAGAAGGTGCAGCTCGGGATCGCCGACAACCGGACCAGCGATCTCTCCAGCTTCGATGGCGACCGGGTGCGCGCGTTCGCGGGGGAGGGGATCGAGTTGTCCGCGTTCTTCGACGAACCCGAACTGGCGGCGCTCGACGATGCGGTCGTGGTGAAGCCGAAGCCGGGCAAGGCGGACCCAGAGAAGATCCCGAAAGCGCGGCGGACCTCGATCAAGGCCGGCCACATCTTCCAGCTCGGAACCCATCGCCTCGTCTGCGGCGACTGTCGCGATGCGAACGTCATCGCCAGCGTGGCGGAGCACACGACGGTCCCGCTCGTCCTGACCGACCCGCCGTATTGTTCCGGCGGGTTCCAGGAAGCCGGTCGCGCGGCCGGGACGTTCGGGGACATCGCCGCCGACAATCTCTCGACGCGCGGCTACGTGGCGCTCATCAAGGACGCCCTGCTCGCGTGCCACCCGCAGACGATCTACATCTTCACGGACTGGCGGATGTGGAACACGCTCTTCGATGTCGTCGAGGGTTCGGGCCTCGCGGTGCGCACGATGATCGTCTGGGACAAGGAGACGCCTGGGCTCGGAGCCCTCTGGCGCTCGCAGCATGAGCTGATCATGTTCGGCTCCCGGAAGAGCAACAAGCGGAGGAAAGGCCAGCCGGCGAACAGCAACGTGCTTCGCGTCAGCCGCTCTGGCAACGTGCACCACTACACCGAGAAGCCGGTGCAGCTCCTGACGGAGATTCTGACCGGCGATGCGTGTCACGCCGAGCGGCACACCATCGAGATTCTCGATCCGTTCCTCGGGTCCGGGTCGACCATCATCGCCGCCGAGCAGCTCGGGCGCGCCTGTCTCGGCATCGAGGTCGAGCCGCGGTATTGCCAGGTGACGATCGATCGCTGGGAACAGTTCACCGGCAAGAAGGCGACGAAGATTGGAGCGGTTGAGGCGAAGCGGCGCCCGGCGTCCTAGATGCCGCGGAAGAAGAAGAAGGCGAAGCGCGGCCGGGCCACGCGCAAGCGCGGCATCGCGAACCGAGCCGGGCATGACGCGCTGGTCGTCGAACGCCGCAGCTCGGCGCTGCGGTTGCGCATCGGCGGCGCCCGCTATCGGCAGATCGCCACCGAGCTGAACGTCAGCCTCGACACGGCGTGGCATGATGTCCAGGACTCGATCGCCGAGACGAACGCCCTAAGTACCGAACACGCCGAGGAACTCCGCGCGGTCGAACTCGAACGGCTCGATCGGTATCTGCGCGGGTTGCAAGACGTGATCGCCGGCACGAACTCGACGCTGAAACTCCGGGCCATCGAGATCGCGGTGCACGTGAGCGCGCGGCGCGCGAAGCTGCTCGGGCTCGACGCACAACAGACGGCCCCGGCAATCGAAGAAATTCTCCGCACGGCGACCGAGATCGTGCACATCATCCAGTCCGAGATCCAGGACCAGCGGATCGTCGATGCCATCATCGAGCGGATTACATCGCGCATGGAGCGACTTGCTCCTTCAGGGACTCGGGTCCTCCAAGCCGCGGTCATCGATCACGGTTAAGACCCGGAAGGATCTGGCCGCGTGGCTCCTGGAGTCGTTCGGTGTGCGGATCCCAGCGAAGCGCGTCTGCCCAGGACACGTCGCGCCGTGGACGGCGTTTTGCGCGGCCTACTTCGCCGAGCATCCGATCTGCATCTGGCACGCGTCGCGCGGGTTCGGTGGGAAGACGTTCATGTTGGCGCTGCTCACCGCGGCCGAGTCGGCGAAGATCGGCGCGAACGTCAGCCTGCTCGGCGGCTCGGGTGAACAGGCCGAGCGCATCCACGAGTATCTCGGCCAGTTCTGGGCGCACCCCGGCGCGCCGCGAGAACTCCTCCGCTCGGATCCCAGCAGCCGGCGGACGCGGTTCGCGAACGGGGCCACCGTGCGCGCGCTCCGGGCGTCGCAGACCTCAGTCCGCGGGCTGCATCCCGAGCGGCTCCGCTTCGATGAGATCGACGAGGCCGACCAAGCCATCATCAACGCCGCGCTGGGGCAGACGCTCTCGCGTCCCGGCATCCCTGCGCAGACCGTGCTCAGCTCGACGCGGCAATATGCCGACGGCACGATGACCGAGATGCTGCGGCGCGCCTCGACGGGCGGCTGGCCGATCTACACCTGGTGCTACCGGGAGACGCTGGAGCCGCATGGCTGGCTCCCAAAGAGCGACGTCGAGCGCAAGCGGCTCGAGATCCCCGCCGACATGTGGGAGGCCGAGATCGAGAACCAGGAACCGCACGCCGGCGGACGCGCCATCACGCCGAAAGCCGTCGACGAGATGTTCGACCCGGCGCTCGGGATGGCGCAGGGCGACAACGGCGAGTATTTGGAGTTCGAGAAGCCGGCGAAGGGCGGGCGCTACGCGCACGGCGCCGACTGGGCGAAGACGGTGAACTGGACCGTCATCACCACGATCCGCTATGACGTCGACCCGGCGAGGCTCGTCGCGTTCGAGCGCCTCGGGCGGATGGAGTGGGACCAGATGGTCGAGCGCCTGAACAAGCGCGTCGAGCGCTACGGCGGCGAGGCGGCGCACGACCACACCGGGCTCGGCACCGTCGTCTCGAATATGTTCACCGTCCCGGTCGAGGACGTCGTCCTCATCGGACGGACGCGCTCCGAGCTGTTCAGCGACTACATCGCGGCCATCGAGCACGGCGACATCAAGAGCCCGCGCATCGAGTTCGCCTATCGCGAGCACAAGTTCTGCCTACACGAGGACCTGGCCGCCCGTGGCCGCGGCCATCCCCCGGACTCGGTCGTCGCCGGCGCCCTGGCGTGGCGGGTCGTCGGAAACGCGCCGAATCTCGGGGCCGTGCCGTTCGGTGTGGGCGGGGGGAGAAGCTACTGGCGCAGACCATAGGTCGGCTTGGCATCTTGGGTGGATTCGTAATAGGATTAGCACCGTGCGCGAACGCGACTTCCTTCCGTCTCCGCTGTCCCGGCCGGCCCTGGCGCATCTCCTCGACGAGGAACGTCGGAAGGAGACGGCGCTGGCCGGCGACAGAGCGGCGGCGATCGCGCGCGAGCCTGAGTGCAAGCGGCGCCGAGAGAAGGCCGCCGTCCGGACTGAAGGAGGACCGAGATGTTAGGCCAGATCGTCGTCCACATCGCGGGCGAGGCCAAGGCCGGCAGGCAGCGTTGCACACGTTGCGGCTTCGTGTTGCGAGTGGCGACGTCGCGAGAGGATGACAACTGGTTCTATCTGCCCGGCGCGCTGCTCAAACAGATCGAGCAGACCGGATGGACCGTTCGCTTCGTCGCGGTGCGCTGTCGATCGACGTGTCGGCGGCGCCGGAGTTCCCAGCTTGGACAATCAGCTCCCGCCCTATAGCGGGACCATCTGCCCGATGTGCGGGTTCGTCGGGGCGAAGTATCGGTATTGTGTGCACGACTGCAAGGACGACGGGACCGGCGCGCTCGACGCCGGCGCCTCGGCGATGAGCCGGCCGCCGACGCCGCATCTGCATCGGATCTGTCAACGGTGCGAATATGAATGGCTCGAAGCGACACTGCCCAATCGATCCTGATCTAAAGGCGCTGATCGATCGGATCGGGCGGGTGGGCACCACGGCCGAGTGTGAGGAGGCCGACTTCGTGATCTGCGGGGTCGACAGCTTCTTCGACGACGACATCCACACGAAGTGCTCGCACTGCGGCGCCGCGATCGTTCACCGACCCTACGTGCCGAAGACGCCGCGGAAGATCTGTGTCGCCTGCTGCAAGCTCCAGATGGAAGCGGAGAATCTGCCGCATGCGTGACATACGACCTCGGTCCTGCGGAGCGGAGGATGCCGCCGGGAGCCCGGAGAGCGGTGTGTGGCAGGGCGCACCGCGTCGTTCTGACATAGGTCAACCCGTGCCAACCCGTGTCGAGCCGGTGCAGCTTTACTCGCGGCGCCACTTCGTCTTCCTCGGGCTCGGCATCGCCGCGTCGGGCGCGCTCGATCCCTGGGGCCTGTTCGCCGGCAACGAGGAGCTGCGCTACAGCTACGACAAGAAGACGAGAAGCATCAAGGTGATGATCGGTCGGCTGGAGAGACTCCGCGGTGTGTCGCAGGACGCCGTCCGGGAGGCGTGCCGTCGCGAGGCCGATCTGATTCTGGCCGACGCCAAGGCGCGGTCGTTGCGGCTCGATAGCTACCACCGCTGGGGAGTGAGGTTATGAAGAACACCGAAACAGAAGACGACATCGTTGCCGCCCGCGCAGTCACCGATCGACCGGATGACATCATCCTCTACACGCCCATCGCCGGCACGAACGAGAAGCACGGCCGCTCGTGGGTCGACGCCAGCTCGCTGTTCGACCGGCATCTCGCCGCCCAGGGCTTCGAGCGACGCGCCGAGGAGCTGCGGTTCTGGAGCGCCGCGCTCGCGGGGACCTGGTTCACCTTCTCGGGTCACCAGCCGTGGATCTTCGGAGGCGAGCAGCTCCGGGAGTTCCTCGGGACGCTGCCCGTCGTCGACGGCGTCGTGGACGTCGTGCTGATCGGGCACAGCTACGGCGGCGCGGTGATCGCCTACGCGCTCGCCGGCCGGCCGATGATTCACGTGCGTGCGGTCATCACGATGGGCACGCCGCTCCGCCGAGACCTCGACCCCGTGTGGGCGCTGGCGGAAGAAGCCATCGTGCTGCACATCCATCTCTACGGGACCGGGCTGAGGTCGTGGGTTCGCTTCGCGGGCCAGCGGCTCCGGTTCCGGCGGAAGATGCCCTGGCTCCTTCACAACTACGCGGTGAAGGGCGGGCACTCGGGGGTCTTCCGGAAGGCCAAGCACATCCCGCAGATCGACCACGCGCTCAGCATCATTCGCGGACTGCAAGGCTTCGTAGGTTGCCGGTTCGCGCCGGCGCCCGAGAATGTCTCGGTGAAGACCGGACGGATCCTATGAAGAGGCGCAAGTTCTTCGGGACAGTGTTGAGCGGTGCAGTCGGTGCAGGCGCGAGCATCGTGGCGCCTCGCGTGGGCGCGGACCAGCATCCGGCGACGGTCGTCACGGCGCGGGAGGAGTTCGGTTACGGCCGACTCACACACCTACAGGTCGGGGAAGTCTTCGCGCTCACGGGGCAGAAGAACGATGACCTACTGCTCTCGACCGGACTCGTGAAGGTCGTCGTCGTCGATACCGTGCTCCTCCGGTGCACGTGCGGGCGGATGTTCACTGAGCGGCAGCACTTCGACAACCACCTGCTCCGTTATGGTCACCGAGAGGCCCGCAGATGATAAAGATCACCGCGCTGCTCTTCGCGCTGCTGGCGCAACCGATTCCCGACTACGACCGATCCGAGTGGCGGCACTGGATCGACGACGACCGGGACTGTCAGAACACGCGGGCCGAGGTCCTCATCGAGCGGAGCTGGCGCGAGGTCGTCTTCCGCACGTCGCGCGAGTGCGTCGTGAACAGCGGGCTCTGGCTCGACCTGTTCTCCGGGACGTGGCACACCGACGCGAGCCGGCTGGACATCGACCATATGGTGCCGCTCGGCAACGCGCACGCCTCGGGCGCCTGGGCCTGGACGCGGGACGAGAAGCGGACCTACGCGAACGACCGCACGGACCCCGGCCATCTGCTCGTCGTCCATCGGAGCCTGAACCGAGCGAAGGGCGCGCGCGGTCCGGAGAACTGGCGCCCGCCGAACGAGGGCGGCTGGTGCTTCTACGCGGCGAACTGGCGGTTCATTAAGGACCGCTACGGCCTGACGATGACGGACGCCGAACGCCGCGCGCTCGACACGATGACGGCGACCTGTCCGTGAGGTTGTGCGATGGTCGATGCTGTCAGCAGTTTCCGGTCTCGCACGATTGGTATTGGCAGGGCCGGCGGCTCCGATCGTTCATCGTGGGGAATAAGGACCAGAGCCCGGAGTGGACACGGATCCGACAGATCCTCATCCCGGTCATCGGGCGGCGCAATCTGTTCGCGTGCAACGAGTTCGATCAGGAGAGCGGGACGTGCCGCGCCTACGATGACCGTCCGGGCCTCTGCCGTCGGTTCCCGTATGACGACCCCTGTCGATACTGCGGGGCGCGTAGCGACGCCCAGGCGAGGGGCGTCGCGCTCGTGGTGACGTGATGGCTGACCCCAAGGAGACGCGGGTGCGCTCGTTCGAGATGAACCTGGAGCCGTCAGGCCGCGGGGGCACCGTCAAGCTCGACGGTGTGGACCTGAGCAAGCTGTTGCGCGGCGTCGAGATCAAGACGGGAGTCGAGCAGCCGACGACCGTGACGCTCTACTGCGCGGCGGGGCAACGCGTCAAATTGCTCGCGCTTCTGCCCGAGGCGCAGGTCACGATCGTTATCCCGGAGACCGACCCCGAGCCCGAGGAGGAGTCGCGTGGGTGATCCACGCCGCCGGCGTATCCGTCGGCCTGCGTTCAGCGGCTGCGCGTTCGGGAACTGTCGCGCCTTCATCGTCGGCGGGCGCACGGCTCGGGCGTGCTGGATCTGCTATCTTCATACGAAGCCGCTGGGCTGGCATCCTGGCGACAGCCGGAAGACCGAGAGGGCGCTCCGATCAGTCAGGGGGACGGTATGAAACGAGGACAGATCTTCGTTCGCGCGCAACGACGCGACGGCAAGTGGGACGCCGTCGACGTGTTCGACCTCGACGAGCTGAGCTTCCGCGTGTTCGTGATGGAGCTGTTCGACCGGCAGGGCGCCGTGGTCTCGCTTGTCGAGAAGAAGGTCGAAGGGGATCCGATTGTCCTGCGGTCGACGAAGTGACGACGTCGGGCCGCTCTGCATCTCGAAGCAGCATCTGGTCCCGGTCCCGGCGACGGTCCTGATGCAGTGGGTGGACGGGCCGGTCACCTACTGCGACCCCTGCGCCGTCGGGATGCGCCGCGTCGCCAAGTGCCTGAGCGTGCACGTCCACGAGGAGCGCATCGAGCGGCCGAACCTCGACGACGGCCGGGCGCGGCGGCTGCGAACGTGACTGACTTCCGCCAAATGATCATCGAGTTAGGCCAGGCCATCGCCGCGGGCGACTGCACGCCAGAGCCGATCGAACTGCGAGCGCTTCTCGAAGTGTGCGAGCGAGGCGGACACGTGCAGGAGGCAGCCAGGGTCCGGCGCTGGCTGTTGTTGGCATGGGCGAGAGGCACGTCTCATGAGCAGTGACGACGAACTTCAGACGGTCCTCTGGCGACACTGGCGAGGCCGGCTGCTGGTCACGTGCCCGAGCTGCGACCGGGAGTTCGGGTGCGACCATGCCGTCGACGACGAGGGTCGGCTGTCGCCGTCGCTCGTGTGTCCAGTGTGCGGCTATCATCGGCACGTCCGACTGGGACTCCTGTCGACAACCGGGCGACCGAGATCCGATTTGCGCGGGCGCGCGAACGGGACACCGGAGGGGAGAGTGAGACGATGACGATCTTCTTGTTGCTCTTGCAGACACTGACGGTCGCTGTGAGCGGCGGCGCCATGATCCACATTCCAACGAACGGGCCGGCGTTCGGTGATGGGCGTCCGTGTCAGATCTTTACGGGGGCGGGAGAGGCCGAACGTCCAGCCGACTACCCGGAGCATCAACTGTGGATGCCTCGCTACGACTATCGCTGGGCCGAGGCTGAGGAGTTCGAGGATGGCGCCTACATTGGGATTCTCAAGGTGGTCGACGGGAAGGTGATCCCCTGCGAGGAAGGCTTCGACGATGACGACGACCCACGCGACTAGCAACGGGCACGATTCGCTGCGGCGACTCGCTGATCGCTACGCCGCGCGCGCGACGTATCACCGGAAGAGGGCGAACCGCTGGGCGCTCGCGATGGTCGCGTGCGTCGTCGTCGGGCTCGTCGTGCTGCTCTGGTGAACGGAAGATGACCTGGCGTCGCGACATGATCCCGAAGTGCCGACCGCGGAAAGCTGAACCGGAAGGCTACGTCCCGTGGCATCGGTGGGCGGAGAAGATGGCGCGGACCCACGAGCAGAAGCGGTGCCGGCGCTGCGGCATGTGGCACATCTGGGCGAGGAGAAGCTGATGGATAAGAACGAGGAGCAGCCGAAATTGTTTCCGGTGCAAGCGACCCTCCGACCAGGCGATCACCAGCGAGCAACGGTCCGCGAGTCGGTGTATCTGAAAGCCTACGAGGTTTACTCGCTAGTGTGGAGCCCGCAGCCACGGCTGGTGACCGGCGACTGTCGCGGTGGGTTCAGCACGGGTGAGCTAATCGCGTTCCTCTATGCGAGTTCGTTCCCGCGTCACGAGTGGCGGAAGCGCGTCGACGAAGCGCTGACAGGGCTCCACGTATGACGGCCACCCAGCAAGAACTGCTTCCTCCCGATCACACGAGCCTCCAGCGTCATCGCTTGGGGAAGTACGATCGTACGAACCCTGAACGGATCTACGCTGCGGCCTGGAAGAGAGCGAACCGGCGATCGGCTGGTGTGAACCAGGGGCATTCATATGTCGAGTGGATCCTCTGTGCCGACGGAAAGCAGCCGACGCCGATCTCTCGACGCGATGCGGCGGTCGCGGCCTCGGTGATTCAGTGGCTCGGCACGAACGTCGGTCTCGGCTTCATCCTGGAGGCCGAACGCAAGATCGATCAGTCCCGTCGGTCGGATGACGAGCGTCGACGTCGACCGTCGCTCAGAGAGGCGCAGCGCGTCGTGCGACCAAGTCGACGACTGCGGTTGCGACATGGGTAGCAAGATCGAGTGGACCGACGACACCTGGAACCCGGTCACGGGCTGCACGAAGGTGTCGCCTGGGTGCGCGCACTGTTACGCCGAGCGGGTGGCCGCGCGGCTCTGGCCGACGCAGTATCCGCCGGTCGAGTTCACCTATCACGACCCGACGATCAGTTCGCAAGTCAGCGACCTGCGCGTCCGGAAGTTTATCGATGTGCAGGTCCACCCCGACCGCCTCGACCAGCCGTTGCGCTGGACTCGGCCGCGGCGGATCTTCGTCTGCTCGATGAGCGACCTCTTCCATGAGGACGTGCCGGATGAGTTCATCGATCAGGTGTTCGCGGTGATGGCGCTCTCGCCGCGGCACACGTTCCAGGTGCTCACGAAGCGGGCCGAGCGGATGCTTCAATGGTTCGAGGATAGCGGGCGATCGGCCGTGGAGGCGACGATGCTCTATCCGCAGTTCAAGCGGTGGCGCACGCCATCTTATTGTGCCAACTGGCCGCTCCCGAACGTCTGGCTCGGCGTGAGCGTCGAGAACCAGGCGACAGCCGACGAGCGCATCCCGCTGCTACTCGAGACGCCGGCCGCCCTGCGGTTCCTATCGTGCGAGCCGCTGCTCGGGCCTATCGATCTAAAGAATGTGAAAGACGGGACCGTCGACGCGCTTGACGGCATCGACTTCGAGGACGTCGGCGACATCCGGACGACAGAGTGGCCGACGAGCAGCAGGTTCGGTGATGTGGACTGGGTCATCGTCGGCGGCGAGAGCGGACCGAAGGCGAGACGGTGTCGCGTGGACTGGGTCGAGGGCCTCATCCGACAGTGCCGCGAGGCATCGGTGCCGTGCTTCGTGAAGCAGCTCGGCGCCGATCCTCGAACGTCGATCGACCAGGTCCCAGACTTCGCGCCGCTCGTCAGTCATCGGGGCAGCGACCCGGACGAGTGGCCGCCGGAGCTGCGCGTGCGGGAGTATCCGGCCGAGAAAGCCGTGACCCCCAGCAAGGCTTCTGCTACACTCGCCGGCTGACAGCGTCCCTTCTTTCAGGAGGACCTCGATGATCCGACTCCTCGGCAGTGTCGCGCTCGTGGTGCTCGTCTTGTTCCTGACCGCGTGCAACCCACAATCCCCACTTCGACCGTCCGGCGACGACAGCCAAGAGGTCGACATCGACATCACGATCACGGCCAACCCTGTCGGCGACCGCGGCGGCAGTGGCATCACGAACCAGGCGCCGCGACTGACGGCACCGGGCGACCAGCAGAACACCGCCGGGGATGCGGTCGTCCTGAGCCTGACCGTCATCGACCCGGACGGCGACCGGGTCACGTGGCTCGCCGGCGGGCTGCCGCGGACCCTGACGATTGACGACACCGGGATCATCTCGGGGATGATCTCGCCGTCGTCGGCGGCCGACAGTCCGTTCGCCAGCATCGTCGCGGTCTCCGATGGCCAGCTCTCCGATTCGATCACCTTCACCTGGGTCGTGGATCCATGAGGGCGCTGCTGATCACGCTGCTCGTCCTCGTCGCCGTGCCGGCCTGGGCGCAAGACGATCCCGTTCCGGAGGAACGCGCGGAACTCCCGGCGCTGCCGAATCCCTTCGGGCTCGGCTGGGGCGCCGGCATGGGCCTGTCGGACAACTTCATCGGCGACCCGCTCGTCGAGGAGGGCGACGCGTTCATCGATGGCAACGACATCGTGCGCGTCACGCGGTTCCGGGACGTCAAGTCGCGGCTGATCCTGGAGAGCCATTACACGTTCCGCCTGATCAATGGTTCGCTCGGCGTCGGCCCGGTGATGTTCGTCCAGCCGGGCGGGAATCTCTTCACCGCGGCCGGCGGCGGGCTGCTGTTCGAGTTGGGCGAAGGACCGACGTCGTTCAACCTGATCATCGGCGGGCTGCTCGACTTCGACGTCACGCGCCTGCATCCCGACTACATCGACGGCTTCGAGGCACCGACGAGCCAGCTCGCGTTCGTCACGCGGGAGGAATTGCAGTTCTTCGTCGGCTTCGTCATCGGGAGATGACGTGACCCTAGCAACCGACCAGAGGCCCACGCCTCGGACGACGAAGCGACCGGCCTCGGATCCCGTAGTGCCGATCTCCTGGGAGTATCTCCAGTTCCATGCGCTGCTCGACGAGCTGCGTCAGCTCCGCACGTCGATCATGGCGCTGGTCTCGATGTTCGCGGTGCTGATCGTCGTGAGCATGATCGCCGTGGTCGGTGCGTTCGTGCACTGGTTCCTCTGATCTGTTGGACGTCTAACAATGGCCGACGACACCGACACGGGCCGCATCGGCTTCGCCGAACTCGGGCGCAGCGGCCTCAGCCAGTGGGGCGGGTTCATCGCCGAGGAGTTCCTGCGCGAGCTGCAAGGCCGCCGCGGGATGCTCACCTACCGCGAGATGAGCCTGAACGACGCGACCATCGGCGCCATCCTGTTCGCCTTCAAATACCTGACACGTCCCGTGACGTGGCGCGTCGACCCGGCGCCGGACACCGGGACCAAGGGCGAGGAGGTCGCCGACTTCATCGACGGCGCGCTCTTCAAAGATATGAGCTGGTCCTGGTGGGAGACGCTCAACGAGATCTTCTCGATGCTCGTCTACGGCTGGGCCTACTTCGAGGTCGTCTACAAGCGCCGCGGCGGGCCGGTCCTCGATGCGACGCAGCGATCGCGGTTCACCGACGGGAAGATCGGCTGGCGCAAGTGGGCGATTCGGGGCCAGGACTCGCTCGTGCGCTGGGACCTCGACGACCACGACGGCATCAACGGCATGTTCCAGCAGGCGTTCCCGACCTTCAAGCAGGTCTTCATCCCGATCCAGAAGGCGCTCCTGTTTCGGACCGACACCGAGCGCAACAACCCCGAGGGTCGGAGCATCCTGCGCACGGCGTATCGGAGCTACTACTTCAAGCGGCGCATCCAGGAGATCGAGGGCATCGGCGTCGAGCGCGATCTCGCGGGCCTCCCGATGCTGACGCCGCCCGAGAAGGTCGACATCTGGAACACGAAAGACGCGAAGATGGTCACGCTGAAGGGCGAGTCTGAGCGCCTCGTCCGATCGATTCGGCGTGACGAGCAGGAGGGCATCGTCAAGCCGTACGGCTGGACGCTGGACCTGCTCACGACCGGCGGCCGGCGCCAGTTCGACACGAACGCCATCATCACCCGCTACGACCAGCGGATCGCGATGTCGGTCATGGCCGACTTCCTGCTCATCGGGCACCAGAAGGTCGGGAGCTTCGCGCTGGCGTCGAGCAAGACGAAGCTCTTCGCGACGGCGCTCTCCGGGTTCCTCGCCGGCATCCGGGACGTCATCAACCGGCACGCGATCCCGAAGCTGGTCACGCTCAACGGCTGGGCGGAGGAGCTGAGCCCGACGCTCGCGTTCGGCGACATCGAGACGGTCGACCTGGCCGAACTCGGCAAATACATCACCGACATCTCCGGCGCCGGGCTGCTCTTCCCCGACAAGGAACTCGAACGCCATCTGCGCGCCCAGGGGAATCTCCCCCCACCCGAGGAAGGCGTCGACGCACCACCGGAACCGGACCCCGAGCCTGAGCCAGAGCCGGGCCTCCCTGACCCTGATGACGAGGACGAGTGATCCTCGCCGCCATCGCGAAGGCGAAGTTCGTCGACGTCGACGCTCCGTCGGCGGACTGGCGCCTCGTCCATCGGCAGAGCGACGCGATGGTGCCGGCGGTGCGCAGCGTGTTCGAGCGGGCCGTGCGCGCGGTGTCGCTGGCGACGCCCTGGGACGACGTCGAAGAGCGGCTCGCCTCGGGCAACCTCGAGATCGAACGGCTGATCCCCTGGGACTCGGTCGGCGTCGACGCGCTGATGAATCCGCTGACCAACCTCTTCCAGATGACGTTCGCGCGGACCGGACAGCTCGCCGCACGTCAGCTCCAACCGCTGATCGGGAAGCGCGCGACCAGGCTGATCTTCAAGCAGGTCGGGGCGGTGTTCGAGGTAGGCCACCCGCGCGCCTCGCGCTGGGCGGGGGGCAACGCGGCCGAGCTGGTCGTCGAGGTCACCGAACAGACGAAGTTAGGGATCCGGGCCGCGGTCGTCGACGGGTTCGAGATCGGCATCCCGCCGCGGGTGCTGGCTCGCGACCTCAAGCAGATCGTCGGCTTGAACTCCCGGCTGGCGCGTGCCGTCGTCAAGCGGCGGGGCGACCTCATCGCCGCCGGGCTGAGTGCCGAGCGCGTCACGCGCCTGGTCGATCGCTACGCCGCCCGGCTGTTGCGGTATCGCACGCAGAACATCGCGCGCACCGAGACTATCCGCGCGAGCGTCGAGGGGCAGCTCGAAGCCTGGCAGCAGAACCGGGACGCCCGCATCATCTCGCGGCAGCTCGTCAAGGAATGGATCGTCACACCGGACGATCGCCTCTGTCCGATCTGTGCGCCGCTGGCGAATGTTCAGGCCGACGTCGACGGGCTGTTCGATACGGCGGTCGGACGTCGCCGCGGGCCGCCGGCGCATCCGAGCTGCCGCTGCGCGATCGGGCTGGCGAACCCACGCGCCCAGATCGCGCCGCCGGCGCCGCGTCCGCCACCGCGTCCGCGGCCTCGACGGGTCGTGTCACCCGCGCGCGTGCGCCTGCCGTTCACTCGGCCGGGGCCACCGGTGATCGGGCCGGCGCCGCCGCCTGCGGTTCCCAGCGGGCGTGCGCCGAGACCTGCGCGGGGCCGAGTGGTCCGGGGCGTCCCGGAGAAGTCGCCGCTCCGGAGCGGGGCGAAGACCTCGGACGTGCCGCTTGTGGGTGGCGACAATATCAACGAGACCAGGAAGGTGGGCTTGCGGACAGCGACCGGGAAGACGGACACGGTGATCTTCAAGCCGGAGGCCGGCGAGCGGTTCCGCGGCACGCGCCGCTCCATCACGAACGAGAAGTTCCGCCTCGCCCGTCGCGAGGACCTGGCCTGGAAGGTCGACCGCGCCCTCGGCACGAACAACGTGCCGCAGACCGTCTGGCGTAACCTCGACGGCGAACCGGGATCGCTCCAGCGCTGGGTGCCGAACACCACGCCACAGATCGCCTGGCAAGGACGCGCGCTGACGGTCGAGGAACGCTACAAGATGGTCGTGCTCGACGTCGCCATCGGGAACACGGACCGGCATCGGAAGAACTGGATGCGCATCACGCGCGGTGCCAAGAGAGGCACGGCCGTCGCCATCGATCACGGCTACTCGTTCCCGTTTGGGACCCCGCGCGATCCCGGTGGCTTCCGCGAGTTCCGATCAAGGCCCGCCGCCGGCGTGAGTCTCACGGAGAAGATGCCCGAGGGGATGCGGCGGACGCTGCTGAAGAATCTCCAGGAGACCAACTGGGAGGATCTGATGGGCGGCCTGGACGCGAGGGAGCGTTCGGCGATGCGGTGGCGCTTGAAGTGGTTGGAGCAGCGGCTCCAGCGGAACGACTTCGACGTGGTCTTTCGAGATTACAATGGGCGGCTTGGCGGCTGGCGCGCAGGAGTGCCGCGGGAGTAAGCGATGGCTGGGAACGTGGTCGAGATCTGGCGGCTGACGGAAGACACGGGAGAAGACCGGCTCGATGGTCGCGTGCGCCTGGTCGACGGCCGGATCCGCTTCGAGGGACTGTCGGAGACGTTCGTCGCAAATCTGCACGAGGACGGCATCCTCGGCAAGCACGCCGACCGCGGCGAGGTCTTCCCGAAGGATGGCCGGAAGTTCCTCGACGCGCTCCCGTTCGAGTTCTTCAGCGCCTATCTCCGGGCGGTGTTCGCCGACGAGACACCGTGAACACGACGACGCTGGTGCTCAAGGAGATCATCGGGAAGGTCGAGAAGCGGCGCGACGAGATCGACCGCGCCACCGACCTGCGCGCCGTGGTCGTGACCGTGCGCATGAAGCCGGGCCAGTTCCCCCCGCAGATCCAGTTCTCGACGACGATTGTCGAGAAGGGTTGACACCGGGATTCGAGGCGCCTACAGTATTCGATTGACAAGCAGGTCGGCGCCAGGTCGTCGGGGGACCTGAGTCGCCGGCCTATTATTTCTGGACCGCGACAGCATGGACGCGGCAACCGAGCACACCGCTCGGGGGCCGGGTCCTTTTTTTTGGCCCATGCCGGTCGGACCGTATGCCACGTTCGGGGAATGAGTCGCCTCGCAGCGCCGGCGTGGCCGGGGCCAAGAATCAGCGCGTCGCATCTGCGGCGCGATAGAGCAGCAGATGAGCAAGGACCGCCTCGGCGCCGTCCGCGAGCTGTTCTCCGGGCTCGCCAAGATCCTCGGTCCGGATCCAGACGTCCATCTCCCCGCCGACCTTCGGCCCGACGAGGGCTACTTCCAGATCAAGAAGTTCAACGACGAACAGCAGCTCGTGTTCGGCTGGGCCAGCGTCTCGATGCGCGTCGACGGCGAGCTGATCGTCGATCGGCAGGGCGACATCATCGAACCCGACGAGCTGGAGAAGGCGGCCTACGACTTCGTCCTGAACTTCCGCGGCTCCGGCGTCCAGCACGAGGGCGACGAGCAGGGCCAGATCGTCGAGAGCGTCGTGTTCACACCGGAGAAGCTCGCCGTGATGGGCCTGGCCAAGGACGCGCTCCCGCTGGGCTGGTGGATCGGCGTGAAGATCACCGACGCGGCTGTCTTCAAGCAAGTGAAGGAAGGCAAGCTGCCGATGTTCTCGATTCAGGGGTCTGCGGAACGTGAAGAGGCAGCCTAGTGGCGAAGCCGAAGCCGAAGCACTTGCGGAAGCTGCGCATCACCCGCGTCGACCTGGTCGACCGCGGGGCGAACCAGGACGCCGACGTGTTGCTGTTCAAGCGCGACGACAAGAAGTCGCCGCCGAAGGAGCCTGACATGAAATTCGACCTCACGCTGGCGCGCACCCACGCAGGCGACGATCGGGAACTCCGGAAGGCACTCGACTGGATCGATGACGTCCACAAGGGCCTCGCGTCGGTGGTGCAGAAGCAAGAGGCCGACGGCCCTCGCGACGGCACGTTCAACGACGTGATGGCGCGCCGCGGCGCCCGGAAGGTGATGATGCGCGTCCAGGAGTTCGCGATGGCCCTGGACGAGACCATCGCCCGCATCGCGGACGGGAACGCGCAGCACAAGGACGGCGACAGGAAGACGCTGCTGAAGGACGCGGTCGAATCGTTCGTGCGTGCCGTCAAGGCTGACCTGCCGAAGTTCGTCGACGCTGAGATGGGCGGGATGTCGAAGCAGGATCGCGAGCGTCTGGAAGACGTGGCGAAGCTCATTCGTGGAGGAGAACCGACGATGACTGACACGAAGAAAAAGACCGACGACGGCAAGAAGCCGGCCGCCGACATGGGCGCGCTCCGCAAGATGTTCGCCGGGTTCGCGCGGCTGATGGGTGCCACCGAGGACGACGTCAGCAAGTTCGATCCGTCGAGCGGCGACGAGGACGTCTGGAAGGGCGTCAGCCCGCAGCTCCGTGCACGGATCGAAGCGACCGACGCGGCGACCAAGGTCGCCGCCGCGGCCGAAGTCACGAAGCGCGAGGCCGCCGAGAAGCGCGTCGCGAAGCTCGAAGAGGAGCGCACCCTGGCCGCGGTCACCGCGGAACTCCAGACCTACAAGAGCATGGGAATCGATCCGACCAAGGACGCGGCCCTGTTCTCGAAGATCGTCGGCGGGCTCTCGAAGGAAGAGGCCGATCGCGTCCGCGAGATCTTCAAGAGCGCGGACAGCACGATCGAGACCGGCAAGGTGTTCGCCGAGCTGGGCGCCCGGAGCGTCGGCGTCCCGGCGGGCGATGCCGATGCGGAGATCGAGAAGCGCGTCACTGCGATCCTGGCGAAGGCCGAGAACAGCAAGATGACGCGGGACGAGGCGCTCGATCAGATCATGCGCGAGGACCCGGCGCTCTACGAGAAGTATCGCAAGGAGAACCAGGTTCGCGTGTAGCCGAGCCGCGATGCGCGGCTGCGCTCGTCTACCCCGGCCACTCTGAAGGAGAGCAACGATGGCAATCGACTCGAATCTCTACACCATTCCCGGCCTGAAGGCCGAGAAGGATCTCTCGTCCCATCAGTTCAAGGCGATGGAGCTGTCGGGCGCGTTCCAGGTCGACCTCCCGGACAGCGCCGCCGACATCGTGGTCGGGATTCTTCAGAACAAGCCGGCCGCTGCGGGCCGCGCGGCCGAGGTGCGTCAGTTCGGCATCACGAAGTGGAAGGCCGGAGCCACGATCACGGTCGGCGCCCGCGTCGGGACGACCAGCGCCGGGCTGGCCGTGGTGAAGACGGCGAACAACGACTGGTTCAACGGCATCGCGTTGTCCGCTGGCGACAACGGCGAGATCGTCGAAGTGCTGTTGACCGGCGGCGGCTACTTCGGCACCTAGTGCTGAGCGCGGCGCGTTGCTGACTGAAGGAGGCAACACGCGGCATTGAAGGAGAGAGGACACCATGCTCGTTCCCAGTCTGCTACGCAAGGCTCAGCCGACGGCGTCCGACCTACACATCGATCGGCTGCTGACGAACATCTCGATCGCTTACATGAACACGGCCTACATCGCGGACCAGATCTTCCCGATGGTCCCGGTGCAGAAGCAGAGCGACCGGATCCCGCTCTTCAACCAGAGCTTCTGGTATCGGGATGACCCGCGCGTGCGGGCGCCTGGCCAGAAGTCGGTCCGGGGCGGGTTCGACGTCGACAACTCGGCCATCTACTTCGCCGACCGGTTCTCGCGCGGCTTCGAGATCCCCGACGAGGTGCGCCGGAACGCCGACCTGCCCTACAACCTCGACCGCGACGGCACGCGGTTCGTCACCGACCGCATGATGATGCGGCGGGAGGTTGCGTTCGCGACGGACTTCTTCACGACGGGCAAGTGGACGACCGACAAGGTCGGGACCACGGACTTCACGAAGTGGTCGGACTTCGGGGGATCGACGCCGGTGGTCGACATCGACACCTTCAAGGACGAGGTCGAGGCGCTCTCGGGCGTGGAGCCGAACTTCTTCGTGATGGGCAAGCAGCCCTGGGTCCAGGTGAAGAATCACCCGACGCTGATCGACCGGATCAAATACACGCAGCGGGCGCAGCTCACGACTGACCTCGTGGCGTCGCTGTTCGAGTTCCAGAAGCTCCTGGTCGGCCGGTCGATTCAGACGACCGACCCGGAAGGCACGGCCGAGGGATCGGTGAGCTACAGCCGCATCTGGGGCAAGAACGCTCTGATGCTCTTCGTGCCGCCGGCGGCGTCGCTGCTGACCCCGGCCGCGGGCTATACCTTCGTGTGGCAGGTCGTCGCGAATGCGCTGCAATTCATCAAGCGCATGCGGGACGAGGAGCGGGAGGTCGACATCATCGAGGCGAACTCCTGGTTCGACCAGAAGATCACCTCGGCGCGCTCCGGCTTGTTCATGTCCGCTCTCGTCGCCTAGCGGCGAGCGGCGGCACGGAGGATCGGTATGGCGACACGCAAGCGCAAGGCGGCGAAGACTCGCCGCCGGCAACCTGTCCGACGCCGGAAGGCGGCGCCGACGCGAGCGCCGGTGCCGGTGCCGGTGCCGGAGATGACGGACGACGCCGCCCAGGCCATCGGGCGGCAGATCGCTGGCCCGGAGCCGGGAGGGTCCGGACCCGAGCGCGAGGCGCCGCAGACCAACATCGACTACTGGGCGACGCGGCCGATGGGCTACGGCAACGTCGACCTCGATCGGGGCCAAGTGTTTCGGCTCGTCGGCCTGCGCAACGACAAGCTCCTCGTCGATCTCGACTACTGCCAGCCGGTGCGCACGAGCGACCGCTACCCCTGTCGGGCGTGTGGGGCCGCGTTCATGGATCTCGGCTCGCTCGAAGGGCACGGCCGGCGCCGACACGAGCCGGCGCGGGTCGGGCCGCCGCCGCCGATGCGGATGGGGGACGAGACGGAGGTCGCGTATCAGGCGCGACTCGACCAGTGGGCGATTCAAGCCGGCGCCGCGACGGACGCGCAGATCGAACGGGAAGACACGCAGGCCGACGCTGTGCACCCGCTGAACCTGGAGAACACGGCCGCGAGCCGATCGGCCTAGCGCCACTAGCGCCAAGGGAGACGTTGACATGACCCAACGGTTTACGCACGACGTGGGATTGTTCGGTGGGATTGAGACCGATTCGCTGAAGGTCGCCGGAGCGTCGATCCTTCCGTTCCTGACGGGCAAGTCGGTCTTCTGCGACCCGGCGAACGGGAGCGACCTCTTGTCGGGGCGCACCCTGGCGCAGGCGATGCAGACGATGCCGGCGGCCTATGCGCTGATGACGGCCGGGAAGAACGACTTCATGTTCCTGGTGGGCAACGGGCAATCCAGCGGGGCCGCGCGCCTGACCGAGAACTTTGCGTGGAACAAGCACGCCACGCATCTCATCGGGATCGGTGCGCCCACGAGCTTCGCAGGACGGGCTCGCATCGCGCCGACGCTGGCGACGACGGCGTTCGCGAATTTCGTCACGGTCAGCGTGGATGGGTGCATCTTCTCGAACATCCACGCCTTCCAGGGATTCGACACCGGCACCACGGCTCAGATCTGCTGGACCGATACCGGTCGTCGGAACTACTACGAGAACTGCCACCTCGGCGGCATGGGCGATGCGGAGTCGGCGGCGAACGCCGACAGCCGATCGCTCCTCTTGGGTGGCGCCTCCGGCAAGGGGGAGAACACGTTCGTCCGGTGCACGATTGGGCTCGACACGATCCAGCGCTCCGTGGTGAACGCCAACCTGGAGTTCCAGAACGGCACGCCGCGGAACCGGTTCACCGAGTGCATCTTCCCGGTCTGGGGAGACGCCGGTCAGGACCAGCTCGTCATCCTCGTTGACGGGGCGAACGCGGTCGACCGCTATCAGTTCTTCGAGCGGTGCCTGTTCTACAACGTGCGGCACAGCGGGGCGGATCAGGCCGCCGTGGCGACCTTCACCAGTGCAGCGGCGAACGGTGACTTGATCTTCAAGGACTGCACGCGCATCCGGATCACCGACTGGGGGACGGACGCGACCTCGAACGCGCAGATCTTCGTCGGAGGAGCCTCGGCTGGCTCCACGAATCACGCCGGCGACGACGTCGGGCGTGGCATTGTGGCCGCAGCGTCGTAACCGGAACCGGGAAGGGCTGACAGGCTCCTGCGATTCGCCGGCGTCATGCTGGCCGGGGGCCTGTCGCTATTTAAGGGGACGTTCAGATGGCACCTACGCTGCCGCGCTACGGCTTCAACATGCTGCCGTCGACGACGATCGGCGCCGCCGGCACGGTCACCGGCATCCCGATCCCGCTGCGCGACGTCAAGCATCTCCAGGTCCAGGCCGTGTTCGTCCGGGCCGCCGGCGGGACCGACGTCAAGGTGTTCATCCAGACCAGCCTCGACGCCGGCGTGACCTGGATCGACATTATGAACCTGCGCTTCACGACGTCGACCGCGACGAAGGTGAGCGCGGCGCATCGCGACTCGCCGCTCGCGGCGGCGATCACGCCGACCGATGGCAGCCTGACGAACGACGTCGTCGTGAACGGGTTGATCGGCGACCGCGTCCGCGCGAAGGTCGTCTCGACGGGCACCTATACCGGCGTGACGACGCTCGCCATCGAAGCGGTGGCGCATCGGTGAGCTTCAGCTACTCGGGCGATCCGTCGGCGAGCGATCTGGACGCGGTTCGGTTCCTGATCCAGGACACGTCGACGCCGGGCGAGTTCCTCCAGGACGAGGAGATCACCTGGCTGCTGACGCAGGAGGAGAACATCTACACGTCGGCCGCGGCGGGCGCGCTGCTCCTGGCCGGCCGCTCGCACAACGTGAAGACGAAGAAGGTCGGCGACCTGACGATCACGTTCGGCGCGGAGATGTGGAAGGCGCTGGCCGAGTGGCTGCGCGGGCGCGGCCAGGGCTACCGCATCCCGACGGCCGGCGGGATCAGCATCTCCGACAAGCGCACGATCGAGCAGGACGACGATGCGGTCGCGCCGGACTTCTTCCGCGGCCTGCATCGTGACCCGCGGGCGCGCACGGTGGCGCGGGGGCATCACGACCACGAGCATCAGGTGTTGCCGTGAGCTTCGAGAACGACTTCCTCGACTGCATGCCGCACACGGTGCTGATCGCGCTGCCCGATGGCTCGTTCAGCGATCGCGGCAAGCCGAACTTCGCGGCCGACGTCTCGTTCACCGGGCGCATCGTCGAGAAGAACGAGAACGTGATCGACGACGAGGGACAGGAGCGCGTCTCGCGGCTCTCGATCTGGCTGGCGACGACGACCGTGATCACGCCGGCGGCGAGGCTCACGATGCCGGCGGGCTACACGCCGACCCAACCGCCCATCATCCGGGTCGAGCGCTACCCGGACCAGGAGGGCGATCATCACGTGGTGCTCCGGGTGAGCGCACGTGCGGCGTAAGGAGCGAGAGCGATGGCGCTGATGTCACTCCAGTTCCGGGGGCTGCGCGAGATGGAGCGGCGCATTGGGAACCTCGCCGTGCAGCATCCGCGCGTCGCGCAGCGGGCGCTCGTCAGCGAAGCCGAGATCGAGATGACGGAGATGAAGAAGCGGACGCCGGTCGATGTCGGCACGCTCCAGGACAGCGGCCGAGTCGAACCGATCCCGCCGCTCGGCATCAAGTGGGTCTTCGGTGGCGCGGCGAAGGACTACGCCATCGCGGTGCACGAGAACCTCGGGGCGTTCCACACGACGGGCCAGGCGAAGTATGTCGAGAGCGTCGTGCTGGAGTTCATCCCGCACGCGGCCGATCGGGTCGGGCGGCGCTGGGCCGCGGAGCTGGGATTGCGATGAGCAGCGCGAGCGTTGAGCTGGCCGAGTATCTGGAGGATGAAGGCGTGGGCACGGTCGGCACGGACATCTTCGTCGACAAGCAGCCGCTGGGCGCGGTCAACTCGCTGCTCATCGTCACCTATCCGGGCGCGCCGCCAGAGCATCGGATGGACGGGACGAGCGACGTGCGCTTCACGTTCCCGAACGTCCAGGTGCGCGTGCGCAACACCGACGACGCCACGGCGGTCGCGAAGGCGAACGCTGCCGCGCGTGCGCTCGGGAAGGTCGCGAACCAGACGATCGAGGGCACCTACTATCGGAGCGTGAACCTGATCCAGCAGCCGGGGCTCATCGAGCGCGATGAGAATGACCGGATGATTCAGGGCTTCAGCGCGCAGGCGGAACGGCAGGCGATTCTATGACGGCCGAGGCTCGAGACATTCTCCTCTTCGGCGGGAGCAACGACGGGCGCAACGCGCAGCTCGCGCACTGGATGACGAACTGCCCGGACCTGCACGCGTTCATGCCCGACTACCACCGGCTCCAGCTCGAACGCTGGATCTGGGACCGCCGGGGGGATCTGCGCGGTCGCGTCCTGGACGTCGGGGTCCAGAACGCGCGCCGCTGGATTGGGCCGCACTACCGCACGGTCGGACTCAACGGCGAGGACCTGCACGCGGACCTGCGCGCGCTTCCGGTGGCGAGCGACGAACTCGACGCGATGATCGTCACTGAGGTCCTGGAGCACTGCGAGGATCCGTTCGGGGCGATGCGCGAGATCTACCGGGTGCTGAAGCCGGGCGGCCTGCTGCTCGTGACGTCGCCGTTCTTCTGGCCGCAGCATGCGACGCGCGACTACAACGACTTCTGGCGGTTCACCGACCAGGGCTGGGCGCTGCTGCTGCGCCCGTTCCATGACGTGACGATCGAGCCGTGCCAGTGGACCGTCGAGGGCGCGCAGCTCTACGACCTACTGCGTCGCTTCGAGTGCTGGGGCAACGCGGCCAATGTGCAGGCGGCCACGGCCTATCTCTGCACGGGGAGGAAGTGATGGCGGGAACGACCTGTCAGAAGTGCCACCGGGCGGGGTTCGAGGCTGACGTCGACGCGGCCGGGCTCTGCGTCTTCTGCCAGGGCAGCCGGGAGCCGGCCCCGCCGGCGGCGGCGCCCAGACCCGCCCACAGGCCGGCCAGGCGGGGCGCCACGAGGCGATCGGAGGGCTCCGCGGCCCAGGAGCCGACCCTGGCGCCGGCGACGCCTGACGGCGGCGCTGGCGGGGGGGACATCGGGGAGGACGACTCGTGATTGTGGGGCGGACCTGGGCCTGGGGCCACATCCCGAAGACGGGCGGCGACGCGACCCGCGCGATGGTCACGGCGCTGGGGCTGGACGTCGAGCTGACGCCGGCCGCGGAGCGCGAGAAGCACAGCCCATTCGGCACGCATCTGGACCCCGACGGCAAGGACCGGATCTATGCCGCCAACATCCGTCGGCTGCCGGCCTGGACGATCAGCGTGCTCGTCCACCGTCGGGTCTTCGGCTGGTTCCCGCCGGACGCCAGCCCGCGCGCGGTCTCGGTCGAGGAAGCGATCGAGGGCGGCTGGGGGGACGAGCGGCTCGGGCTCTTGACGAACGACGGACGCACCGCCGTGAACCGCTGGCTCCGGACCGAGGTGCTCGCGAGCGATCTGCTCCGGTTGCTGGCCGAGGTCGAGCCGGTCGACGTGCTGGCGCGTGAGCAGCGGCGGCAGCGCCTGAGCAGCTTCCCGCGGGTCAACGCGATGACTTACGACCACGATCTACGGCAGTGGTTCACGCGGGCGCAGGTCGATGCGCTCTACGCGAAGAACCCGCAGTGGGTGGACATCGAGGACCGGATCTATGGTCGGGTCCAGGCGGTCGCGGTATGAAAATCCTGTTCGTGTGGCCGGCGGCCGAGTTCTCCGTCGCGGATGTGGCGCGGGGCTACCGGCTCGCGCTGACGAAGGCGGGCCACGACGTCGCCGACTATCGCCTCTCGCGGCGGTTCATGTATCACGTCCGCGCGCTCGGGGAGAAGAAGGCGCAGGACATGGGGCTGGTCGCGCGTCTGGCGAGCGAGAACGTCCTGCTCGAAGCGATCCGGAACCAGGTCGACCTGGTCATCATCGTCGCGGCGCTCTACTTCCATCCCGACGGGATCTGGTTCCTGGCGCGCTGCGCGCTGCCGACGGCCGTCATCTTCACCGAGTCGCCCTACTGCGATGATCGTCAGGCCAAGTTCGCCCAGGTCTACCCCGAGATGATCTGCGCCACGAACGAGCGCACGTCGGCCGCGCGCTACGGCTGGACCTATCTCCGGCCCGCCTATGACGCGGACATCCACAAGCCCGTGGCTGCGGACCCCGAGCAGGCGTGCGACGTGCTGATGATCGGCACGGGCTGGAAGGAGCGGATCCGGCTGCTCGAAGGCGTCGACTGGACGGGCATCAAGCTCCGGCTGCTCGGCTTCTGGCAGGCCGCCGGGTTCCTCGGCAAGGACAGCCCGCTGCTGCCGTTCGTGGTGGACAAGGCCATCAGCAATCTCGACGTCCCGCGCTACTACGCGAGCGCGAAGATCTGCCTGAACTCTCACCGCGCCGGCGACGGCGCCGAGAGTGTCAACCCGCGCGTGGTCGAGGCGGCGGCGTGCGGCGCGTTCCAGCTCAGCGATGCGCGCGCAGAGATGAGGGAGATGTTCCAGTGGGGCGGATCGTGGCCGCCGATGGCGCCGGTCATCCCGACCTTTGATGACAGCGAGAGCCTGGAGACCTTGATCCGCGAGTATCTCGCCGCCGACGAGCGGCGGCGGTGTCACGCCGCGCAGGCGCGGAAGTGCGTGCAGGGCGAGACGTTCGATGTGCGGGTGGCGACGTTGATGGAGGCGTTCGAGCGACGGCGCGAGAGCGTCGCCGTCTGAGAGAGGGAGGAGACCGATGGGGACCATTCACGGAAAAAACGCCGTGCTCTACATGGCGGGGACCGCAGCCGGGAACGCCGTGCAGATCGCGGAGGCGGCCGAGTTCACGATCGACACCGACCGTGACCTCGATCCGGATCCCGCACTCGGGGACGAGTGGGAGACGAAGCTCAAGGGGCTGAAGCGCTTCTCGGGATCGTTCAACGGGAACTTCGACGACGCGCAGAAGGTCGTCTTCGACGCGGTCGACGCAGACGACGACGCCGTTGGGTTCTATCTCTACCCCGCGGTGAGCGCGGTGACGCGCTACTACTACGGAGACATCTTCCCCGTTGTGTCGATCTCGGGCGGCACGGGTGGGCGGGTGACCTTCGCGGTGACGTTCGACGGGCAGGGACAGCTCGCCACGAACCCGTAGGCGTCTCGATGCGCGCGCAGGGGATCACTGGCGAGCTGCGCGCCAGCTATCACGTCGCGGCTCGCCTCGGTCGGTGGACGATGGAGTCGATCCTGACTCTGCCGGTGCGCCGCTATGCGGTGAGTGCGCAGGTCTACGACGTCGACGCCTACTGGATCACGCAACCCGTCGCGCTCATTCTCTACATGGGTCGTGAGAGCTGGGTCTGGGCACCTGCGCAGACCCAGCTTCGCGACCGTCTGCCCGACAACGTGCTGCTGCAAGTGCTCGATCGTCCGTTCACCTTGAAGGAGGTTCCATGTCCACACAGCGCAGTGATGACTTTAATCCGTGGGTCTGCCAGCCCGAGACCGTCCAGCTCGACCTCGAATGGCGCGGTCGCGCGTTCTACATCCTGATCAAGAAGCGGCTCAACACCGGGGAGGACCGGGCCGTGCGCGGCGCGGCGATCCACGGGATGCGCGGCTTCGCCAAGCCAGGGCAGGACCCGAAGGACGTCGACCCCGAGCTGCTCCTGAATTGGAAGCTCGCCGGCTACACCCGGCTGGAGACCTACATCGTCGAGTGGTCGCTTGCGACCGACGCGGGCGTCAAGCTCCCGATCCCGTCGAAGGATCGCGGGCAGCTCGAAGCGCTCGACTCGGCCCTGACCGACGTCATGGAGGATGCCATCACGGCGTTCATCGAGGCGCGAGACGCGGCGGAGGAGCCGCTAAAAAAAGTGGGGAGCAGCTCGATCGAGACGAGCGCAAAAAAGCTGAGCGCCTGACCGACCTGCGGCTCATGCAACGGATGCGCTGCTCCTATCCGGAGCTGATGGCCTTGCCCCTCGACTACTACGACGAGGCGATCGAGATGCTCAACGAAGACGACCGCCGGCAGCAAGCCGCGAACGAGCGGGCGAAGATGCAGGCGCGGCGTCGAGGCTAACTGATGGCGTTCTCTGCCGGCGAGATCGAAGCCATCTTCAAGATGCGCGATCAGCTCACGAAGGAGCTGAAGCGCGTCGTGGTCGAGCTCCGTCAAGCCGGGAAAACCGCCAAGGACGTCGGTCGACAATTCGAGACAGTCGGGACGAAGGTGCAGTCGGCCGGGTCGGCGATGCTGCCGTTCTCGGCCGCGCTCGCCGCCGGTGCCATCGCCGCGTTCAAGTTCGGGAACGACTTCGACGTGTCGATGACCAAGATCATCACCTTGGTCGGCATCGGCGCGACCGAGGTCGACGGGATGCGGAAGACCGTCCTCGATCTCGCCGGCGCGACGGCGAAGGCGCCGCAGGAACTCGCCGACGCGCTCTTCGTCGTGACCTCGGCCGGCGCGCGTGGGGCCGAGGCGCTGGAGATTCTTGAGGCGGCGGCGAAGGCGTCGGCCGTCGGCCTCGGGGCGACCGAAGATATTGCGCGCGCGGTCACGTCGGCGCTCACGGCCTACGGGAGCGAGAACCTCAGCGCGTCCCAAGCCACGAACGTGCTCTTCAAGACGGTCCGCGAAGGCAACCTCAACGCGGGAGAGCTGGCCAGCTCGCTCGGTCGCGTCATCGGTGTCGCGGCCGAGATGGGCGTGTCGTTCGCCGACGTCGGCGCGGTGGTCGCGACCTATACCCGCCTGGGCGTCAGCGCGGAAGAGGCGACGACGGGCCTGCGGTCCGTGCTGACGGGGCTGCTGGCGCCGACCACGGAAGCGGCGAAGGTCCTGGAGTCGGTGGGGCTCTCGGCCGAGGGGCTCCGCAAACAGATCAAGGATGAGGGGCTGCCTGCGACCCTGGTCGGGTTGTCGAAGGCGTTCAAGGGCAACACCGAAGCGCTCGCCGGCGTCATCCCGAACGTCCGCGCGCTGTCGACCGTGCTCGGCGTCGCCGGGTCGCAGAGCGAGTCGTTCCTCCAGATCGCGAAGTCGATCGCCAGCGAGAACGACGCGCTCGCCGAAGGCTTCGCGACCGTCGCCGACACCGTCGACTTCAAGTTCAACAAGGCCCTGACGGATCTCCAGACAACGGCCATCTCCACCTTCGAGGCGTTCAAGGGGCAGTTCGCGTTCATCATCGAGGGCTTCACGACGATCGTCGGGGCGCTCCAGCGGGCCGTCGACGTCCTCGAAGTGCTCTCGCCGACGGCGAAGAACGTCGTCGCTGGGCTCGTGGCGCTCGGGGCCGTGGCGGCGCCGGCGCTCATCGTGCTCGGCAGTGCGATCCGTGTGGTCGGCTTCGCCATGCAGGGCCTCGGGGTCGCGACCGCCGCGGGCGGTCTCTCGTTCGCAGGCTTGACCGCCGTGCTCATCCCGCTCGCCACCGTCGTCGCGATCGCCGCTGCCGCGTTCGCCCTGTTCAAGTTCCTGGAGTGGATCGGCCTGGTCGATTTTCTGAGTGATTCCATCGAGAGTCTGGCCGCGAGCATGGCGGGCGTCACGGACGCCGAACTCGCCGCGACGCGCGAGGCGCGGGCGTTCGCCGAGGGCCTGGGGAGCACGGCCACCGTCGCCGAACGCCTGGCGACGCAGCTCGGCGGCGCCGGGCTCATCAGCGACATGAGCATGCTCGAAGGGTTGATGATCAACCTCGCCCAGGCGGGCCTGCTGGACGCCGCCGCGATGAAGACGCTCGCCGATCGCGCGAAGGACCTCCAGGCGGGCGGCCAGGAGTTGACGACGGGACTCGCGCGTGTCGTCGCCGAGATGGATCGCCAGGCGTTCAGCGCCGACAAGGCGGGGGCGGCCCTGGTGCGCGAGAAGCAGGCGTCGGCCGATGCCGCCAAGGCCGCGGGAGAGCTGGAGAAAAGCCAGACGGCGATCAACGCGGCGTTCACCGAGCTGGGCTTCACGACGATCCCGGAGGTCACGAAGGAACTCCGATTGCTGGAAGCGGTCGAGCGGAAGGCCATCGCCGCCGGCACGTCGGAGCGGGACGTCGCGGCGCTTCTCTCGGATGCCTACACCGAACTCGCGGACCGGGCGAAGGCGTCGGGTCTCGGCATCGACGCGCTGACCGCCGCCGTCGACCGGAACCGGGGCACGATCCAGCAGACCATCGAAGTGATTGACGTCGCGGCGGTCGGGGCTGGCGTGTTCGGGGTTGCGATGCAGGGAAGTGCCGGCAACGTCGAGGGGCTGAGCGAGTCGGTGCTCGACGCGCGGCAGAAGGCGGCGGACATGGCCGACGCCTACAAGCTGCTGGGGGTGACGACCACGTCGTCCCTGACCGAGGCGCGCATCGCGGCCCAGGAAGCGTTCACCCTGATCAAGGAGAGCGGCACGGCCACCAGGCAGGAGGTCGAGGTCGCGATGATGGCGCTCGCCGACGCGGTCAAGGCCGAGACCGGACGGGCGGCGACGTTCGGCAGCCAGGCGTTCCGGACGATGGCGACGGCGATCGAGGGGAGCTTCGCGCAGATGACCGCGGGGACGAAGAGCTTCGCCGACGCGTTCAGCGACATCTGGAACTCGTTGAAGGCCGGCTTCCTTGGCGGCCTGACGGAGATGCTCGGCGGGTTCCTCGGGAAGTTCATCCCCGGCATGAACCAGGGCTTCTCGTCACTGAGTGGAACGGCGTCGACGGCACTGACCGGCGGCGGTGGGGTCAGCAGCATCTTCGGCGGCGTGTTCAAGGAGGGCGGCAAGCTCGCCGGAATCATGGGCGCGTTCGGCGGGCTCGCGGGGACCGCGATCACGGGCGGGCTCCTCGCGCTCGCGCCGCTCGCGGCGAAGGCGCTGGTGCCGCTGGGGAAGGCCGTCTGGGGTGGCCTGAAGAAGATCGGCGGCTTCTTCAAGGGCATCTTCGGCGGGCCGAACGCCGCCGAGCTGGCCGGGCGCGAGATCGCGGAGCAGTTCACGGCCACCGCGGGGTCGATGCTGAACGACACGGCGCGGATCGAAGCGGGGAACGAAGCCTGGAAGATCGACGTCATCGCCGTCCGCGACGCCTACCTCGCGCTCGGCCTGTCAGAAACGCAAGCCCTGGCCGACGTCGAGGCGATCTGGGACGCGACCGCGAAGGGGCCGGAAGCGACGCAGGCGGCCGTCGAGAAGGTCATGGGGCCGATGACCGAGGCGCTCCAGCTCGCCGAGACCGTCGGCGCGCCGAGCGTGCAGGCGCTCCGGGACGCGATCATGGACGCGGAGACGCGCGGCGTGTCGACCGCCGAGGTGCTCAACCAGCGATTCGGGACGGAGATCCCCGAGGCGCTCGCGCAGTCAGTGGAGGCGATGGTCGGCATGAGCGATGCGATCGTCGCGACGGGCGAGACGACGAAGGAAGCGACCGGCGTCATGGCCGAGGCGGTCGCCGCCGTGGGCGAGAACATGTTGGAGGTCGGCAAGACGACGGCCGACGTGACGGCGGGGATGAGCAAGGACGCGCAGTTGGCGACCGACACGTTCGTCGCCGGCACGGGCGAGATTCAGGTCGGGCTCGGGCTCGTGAAGATGTCGTCGGACGAGCTGCTTCAGGGCATCGAGAAGATGAGCGGCGGCGCGCAGGGTGAGTTCGAGGCCGTGCAGGGCGCCATCGGCTCGACCGGGCAGCTCTCCGACGAGCTGCTCGCGAAGATCCAGGCGCTCGACGCGCAGGATGTCGTGATCGATGTCTCCTTCGACGTGGGGAAGTTCCCGAATTTGCCGGGCCGTCTCTCAAGCGAAGTCGAAAGGCTTCAACGCGGCGGCATCGTGCGTCGGCCGACGCTCGCGCTGCTCGGTGAAGCCGGACCCGAGGCAGTCATCCCACTCGACGGCAGCGGTGGCGGTGGCGGCGGCGCCGGCGAGGTGAACGTCGAGATCAACATCAGCGCGCTCGATGGCGCAGATGTCAAGCGGGTCTTCGACCGGAAGATCATGCCGCTGCTCGTGAAGACGTTGCGCGGCAACCGGGCACACGGACGGTCCGACATCCGCGACGCGATGAACGTCAACGAGGAGAAGCGCTAGCGTGGCGAAGCTCCAATACATCAGGCCGTCGGACAACCCGGTCGGCGCGCTGCTGGCCAGCGCGTTCACCGTCGAGAGCGGCGGCGAGGATGGCGCGTTCCCGGCCGAGAACATCGGCGACCTGAACGTGGCGAAGCCGGCGAAGCTCACGTCGACGAGCGGCCGGTGGGAGATCGACCTCGGCAGCGCGCAGGAGATCAACCTCGTCGCGCTCATCCATCACAACTTCGACGCGGGCCTGGGCGTGCGCATCCAGGGCAACTCGGTCGCGGCGACCTGGGGTGCGCCGCCGCTCGACGAAGCGATCACGATCCCGGCGTTCGACCTCGACCGGTTCAGCGTCAACCCGTTCGTCGACCTGACTGGCGTGAGCCCGCGGACGTTCCAGTATTGGGCCGTGGAGATCGTCGGCGCCAACACCGAGTTCCCCGCGCTCGGCCAGGTCATCCTCTCGGGGGCGTTGCGCTCGTTCGGTCGGAACGTCCTGTTCGAGTCGAGCGAAGGCGAGATTCTGCCGGCGCGCGCGAACACGACCGACCTCGGCGTGCCCTGGGCTTACCGCCTGGGCTCGAAGTGGCGCACGCGGAACGCGTCGTTCTTCCGCGGCGACAGCGGGGTCGACTTCGCCGACTTCCTCTCGCTCGTCCGGGACGCGAACGGGATCGCCCAGGCGTGGCTGGAGATTCCCGACCCGGCCGTGAACGATGCGCGGTGGGTGCGCTTCGGCGGCGACTCAGTGACGGCGGCGCGCCAGCGGCTCGGCTCCCGGCGGGACCGGTGGCCCTGGGTGACCGAGGAGGTCAGCCGCGGGCTGACGCTCTACAGTTCGAGCCAGTAGCATGGCAGTCTTCCGCGACTTCACCGGGATGGAAACGGGCCTTCAGGCCGCCGGCTGGACGCCGTCGCCGGGGTTGATCTTCTTCGTGCGCACGGCGCGGCGCACGGGGCAGTTCGGTCTCAATATCCTGAAGGCGATCGCAGCCGCCGGCGGGAACTACCGCTTCGACCTGATCCCGAATCCTGGGCCAGCCGTGCCGGGCGCGCCAGATCTCATCGGGAAGCTCCGCTTCTGGGTGCGCTTCAACGCGTTCCCGTCGGCTGATAAGCACGCGGTCGGCGGGTGGACCTTCGGCGACGCGACCTTCATCCTCGCGGGGCTCTACATCGACAGCTCGCCGACGAACGAGGCCGAGATTTTCGTCAGCGTCGACGCGATCGGCTTCACGTCGATCGGGACCGTCGTCAAGAACCGGTGGTATCGCGTCGAGGTCGACACCGTCATCCACGACGACACGTCGGGTTCCGCGGCGGATGACTTCCTCCGGGTCACCGTGCGCGTCCACGGCGCCGACGTCCAGAGCGGGTCTGATCAGAAATCCCCGTCGGTCAGCTTCCGAATAACGTCGGTCGCGATCGGGAGCCCGAACGTCGTGCCGGTGGCGACGGTGGACTTCGACTATGACGACATCGTCTTCGAGGTCCACGATGACGGCATCGCGTTCTCGGTGCCCGTGCAGACCGTCGTCGCGCCCGTGCCGGTCGACGTGATCGACGATCCGCAGTCCATCGGGCAGACCGGTGACCGCGACGATCTCGACGAGCGGCCGATGGACTTAGCCGACCTGGACGTCGTTAGCATCCCCGCGAACGGCGACCAGGTCATCATTCACCACCGACCGATGTGCGTGCGGGGCGTCACGGCGTGGAAGGTCAACGTCGTTGCCAACGGGACCTCCCCGACGGAGACGCACGCGATCCTGATCTCGGGCGTCGAGTTCCTGGTGACCGTCGGTCCGACGGGAACCTTCCGCGAGGCGACGCGCTACGCCGACCTGACCGAGGCCGAGTTCAACGCGCAGAACATGGGTCTGCGGAACAAGACCGGGACGACGCTCGGACTGAACGCCATCATCGGAGAGCTGCTCTGCACGCGCGCCGAGGCGCTGCTCACCTCCGAGGACGCGGTCCGGGGCGACACGATCCCGATGACGTGGGTCGAGTTCATCGACTCGAACGACCAGGTGCACGTCTGGGGTGCGCAGGACGTCGCGGCGCCGCCGGCCCAGCCGACGCTCCCAGTCGGCGACGCGCCGCGGACCGAGCAGGAGTTTCAGGAGGGACGCGTCCTCAGCTTCTCAACGATTGAGCGCGGCCTGTCCGACTTCGGCGGGCAGCCCGAAGATGTGGCGTTCGGCTGGACGCTGAACGACAGCGACCGCGAGATCCGCAAGCTGCTCCGGGCCGAGGCGACGCGGGCCTTCATCGGGCGCGATGTGCTGCTGCGGGTGCACACGATCCGGGACCGCTTCCTGGAGATCAAGCCGTTCACGCTCGGCCGCGGCATCGTCGAGCGCTACAACCCGAGCAGCAACCTCCAGTTCGAGTTCGAGGCGACCGGCGCCGTGCTCCGCACGGATCGGAGTGGACGGAACCGCGACCAGATCCCGAGGCGCCGCATCTCACCGACGTTCTTCGGCGACTGCCCCGAAGACAATCTCGACGGCCCGGAGCCGATCATCTATGGCTCGCTCAGCTCGTTCCCGGACGAGTCGCAGGGCGCCGCCTCCCCGGCCGGCGTCACGGTGCCGCTGGCGGTGGCGAACGTCGCAGCGAAAGGGGTCGCGCAGTCCGGCGCCGCGCCGAGTGGCGTCACCGCGGTCGCGACGCTCACGGCGGGCTATCAGCACGAGATCATCACCTACACGGGAGACGGCACGACAGGCCGGGCAATCACCGGCATCGGGTTCCAGCCCGACGTCGTGATGATCAAGGCGCGCAACGGGGGGAGTGCGATCGGGAGCGCGTTCAAGACCGGAGATTATGTCGGGCTCGCCTCGCAGGACTGGAACGGCGGGCTGATCGCGACGCAAGGCATCGAGTCGTTCGACGCGGATGGCTTCTCGGTCGGCAGCGACGTCCGGGTGAACCAGAGCGTCGTGGTCTACGTGGTGATCTGCATCTCGAAGGGCACGGAGGAGTTCTTCAAGCACGGCACCTACGTCGGCGACGGCGCCGACGACCGGGACATCGTGATTGCGGCGGGCTTCCAGCCGGCTTATCTGTTCGTCAAGAACGAGACCGGCAGTGCGGCCGTCTACCGCGGGCTGTCGCACAGCGGCGACGAGTCGACGATCCTGGCGTCGACGGCGCAGACCACCGACCTTATCCAGGCGTTCAACTCCGACGGGTTTCAGGTCGGGGCGGACACTCTCGTCAACCAGAGCACGGTGACCTTCTACTGGTTCGCGTGGAAGAACCTGAATAATGCGCTCGATGCCTTCATGGAGTCGGGGTCCTACGTGGGCACGGGCGGGACGCTGATCGTCAGCAGCCCGGTCCTGGCGCCGCTGTGGCTGATGCTCCGGCCACAAGCGGCCGGAAGCGGGGCGACGTGGAAGCACACGTCGCACCCGACGAACATTAGCTGCGATTGGGGCTCGCCCGCGGACGCCGCCGCCCGGATTGTGGATCCGTTCCCGACGGGGACCGGGTTCACGGTCCAGTTTGTCATGTCGATCCTCGGCGTCACGCATCACTTCTTCCTGTTCGCCTCGGCCTCGGTGACTCTGGCAAGCGCCGGTGGCGGCGGGTTGACACCGGAGAACCAAGACGTCACGCGCCACTACCGCGTGAGCGCCATCGTGGGCGGGAAGGAGACGAAGCTCAGCACGCGCGTCTCGGCGACGACGAGCAACACGCACCGGTCGATCACGGTCACCTGGAACGTGGTCGCCAGCGCGACCGAGATCCTGCTCTACAGCTCGACGCGCCAGGACTTCCGGCAGTTCGCCTTCTCGCAACTCGCGGGTGGGGCGACGTCGTTCAGCGACGACGACGTCCCACGGAATCAGACGCGCGAGCAATTGGCGAACGACGCGACGGGCGGGACGCGCGCGCTCGGGCTGCGCGAGAGCGTCAAGTATCTCGTCTACGCGCGGCTGGCCGACGGCGGCTTCAGCCGGCCCGGCGAAGCGATCCTCGATGCGCTCCTCGATGGGGACGACATCAGCTCCGACAAGACGAGCTTCGCGCCGCGCCACGGCGATCGGGATGCGCGGGTCACGTGGGACGCGTTCGCGGACGCGGTCGGCTACTCGATCTTTCGCTGGACGGCCTTCCACGCGGACGACCGGGGCTGGTTCGATCAACGGACCGATGTCGCCGCGACGGTGCTCTCGCTGCTCGACACGCTCGTCTTCGGGCGGCAACGTCCGCCGGTGCTCCTGCCGAGCGGCAAGCCAGGGAGGCCACCGAAGGCGCGCGACAATGCCGGGGCCGTGCCGCTCATCCACGTCGGGACCGAGGTCATCAGCAGCGTTCGCTACCAGCGGTTCCTGCTCGCGAGTCACGCCGTCAAGGAGGTCCAGGCGATCTTCAAGAGCCGCGCTGACGACGCGGGCGCCGGCGTCGACGCCGACGGCGAGCGGCCGGACGCCGACACGTTCCAGCAGGTCCAGGACGCCGAGATCGGTGTGAGCTGGCTCATCCCTGCCAAGACCGGCTGGCCGTTCGCCGACGACTTCCGCGACCTGACCGACGCCGACGGGAACGTGCGCCGCTACACGCTCATCTACACGACCGAGGACCCGGTGCCCGAGAGGGTCCTCGCGAACGTGCTGGGCATCGAGGACATCGGCGACGGCTCTGGCATGCTGATCGAGCGCGTGCTCCAGCAGTTCAAGCACTGCGCGGCGAACTTCCTGGTCGGCAACTATCAGAGCGGCGGCTGGGGCGTAACGCCGACGTTCCTCATCGACGGCGAGGAGCAAATCGATCTCGACAGCTTCGACGAGGCCGACGATCAGACCGCGCTCCGCATCGACGGCGGCTATGTCGGCGCCGGCATGCTCGGGAACGAGGGCGCGTTCACGTCGATCCGCGCGGTGCTTGCCGAGTTCGCGCAGAGCAGCGACGTCGACGTGGGCATCAACCACGTCGGGCAGCTCTTCGTCTCGATCCTGACCGAGTTCGCCGACCTCTCGGCGACGCGCATCTACAGCGACGGGAGCGGTGGCCAGGGCGGGGACATGCAGGTCGAGTCGTTCGAGGTCCTCGACG